TCTACACCTTTTGTTATTGATTGATTTAAAAAAGGTCTTAGATTTTCATTTACAGAAGCTAAAGTTTCTGCCAAATCCATAATACCTGTCTTAGGTAAAACCCTTACAGGTCGAACAAAAGTATCTACAGGACTATCGTAAATATTTGTTGCTGCGGTAGATTGAAAACTGCTACTCATAATTAACTAAGTAAAGAATATTGATTTAAAGCACCTGTGCCTATATTTAATAAAGTCTGTCCAAGAGTAGGTATTTGATTATATGCTTGGTTAATATTACTTTGTAAATCATTTCTTCTATTTTCAAACTGTGCTTCTGTTTGAAGAATATTTAAATCGTATTGTCTTCTAAATGATTCTAGTGATTGATTTATTGATTCTCTGTAATTAGCAGATTGTCTTTCATTATCCATTAACAATAATCCTATAGTTGTACCTGCCTGTTCTGATGCAATTATAGCCCTATTAGCTTGTAAAGCTTCAATATTTCTTGCAAATATATTTTGATATGATTGTACTTCTTTAGCTCGTTTTTGTTCTGCCAGTGCTTGTTGTTTTAATCTTTTATCTCTTTCTGCTGATTGGTTAGCTAGTAATGCTTGATTATAAGTTTGATTAGCTGCACTTTTGGCAGCAGCCCTTTGAGTAAAAGCATTGGCTACAGTAAGACCCAAACCAACATTAAATGCTAACGCTGCACCTGCGGTATTAACACCTCCTAATAATGCAGCACCAACACACATCTAGGCAATCCTCAGAAATTCGTAAAAAGGTTTTTTTTGATAACCATAACTCTCATGTAACTTTACAAATGTAAACCCAAGAGCTTTTAACCATTTTATAGCAGAAGTGTTTTCTGCATATACATAATTATAAAGTATTTTATAAGACTCAAGTAGATTATCAACCCATTCTTTGCCCTGTCTTATTAATTGTATTCTATACTTTTTATTATCAAACAATTCGTCTGTAGCGACAAACCATATACAACCATCTTTCTGTACTCCACATAATCCTATAGGCTGTCCATCATCATCAGCAACAGTCATATTAGTCTTACTACCCAAAAATGTATAACTAAGAGCATCTTCTGGACTCAAGCCTGTCTGATACAAAGCTTCAATCTTGTCCATGACTCTCATGTTTTCTACTACATATTTAAAATCTTTGAGGTTCGACTTTCTTAAATATCCCACTATATTCTTCTACTCCTTATATGAAATGTACCTTCATATTCTGCACTAGCTAAACGTGTAGGAAGAAATGTATCGTTTTTTATATCTATATCTACCCTGTCAGACTTACTCATTATCGGTACTTTAAATGTACCTGTATCTAAGTTTATCTGACCAATAGCAGCAGACGCAGCACCAAGCAAACGACCAGTAAATTTATGGGTACTTGTATCTCTATTTTCAGGTGTTACTTCTACTTTAAAGAATCCAGCATCTTCGTACTTAATATAGAAATGATGTAGCTGTAGTCTTGCTCCTACATACTCAGGTGAACCTGCACCTTGTTCTGTAAGCCTTTGTTTACTAAATCTATAGTGCATTTCATAAGGTTCACCAATAATAAATTTACTATTTCTATAATCTCCTATTGCTGTAATAGTAGAAGTAGAGCCATTGGTTGCGTTAGATGTTGATAATACCTGTCCTGATGTAAGAGTTTTTGTATTGCCTTGAGCATCTACAAATGTGCTTGTCTCTCCACTGCCTAAATATCTACCGACAATATTCATATTAGCTCTTAGTCTATATGGAACTGTAAAGGTAGATAGACCAGTACCAGAGCTATAAGATACCGAAACTCCTGTGGTTGCTTCAGTTACTTTATGGTCAAGATGATATTCAAACTCTGCATTAGGTTCTCTAAATTCAGTTTCAAATGGTATCTTTTCTAGCGTTACTTTATTAGCTTCTTCTATAACAATAAACAAATCTGTACCAATGAAATCAACATTAAGAATCGACCTGTTTGAATTAATAGTATAAGTAAACCAAGCACTCAAAGCTTTTTGTCCACCATCTCCATATAACCATCTATATACATATAATTTATTTGTATTGTCTGAACCCAAGACTACAAGAATATCTTGGTTAGTAGATACTGCCATTTTAAAAACATTAGTCGGTATAAGTCTTGGTACATGAATTGTTATGTTTGCTGCATCTTTTATCTGTGATTCTCCTTGAATAATATATTCTCTTACACCAGCAAAAGAACCTTTTTGAGTTAAAAAATAAATAGAAGAACCAGATCCTACAGGCTGTGCTGCTGAACTACTTTCAAATTCAGTTGCAACTATTACGTTAGCTGTTTTAGGAGTAAGGTTATCTGCTGAACTTGTTAATACAAATTGTGTTTGGTCACTAAATAGTATAAGTTTTTCACCCATAGTTACTGCACTTTTTAAAGTAGCAACTTTTGTATGCGAAGCAGCTACATCTATAGGTTCATTATCTAAAACAGATATAACTGTTTCTGGAAAAAAATTAAAAAATTCTGATACTCTTGAAAGAACTACATTATCACCTGCAAGAAACCCAAGTCTGTTTCTAAAGAAAAATACGTTATTAATTTTATTACCAATAAAAGAAGGATTTGGTGCTGATATTAAATCACCTACAGTTCTTTCTCCCCATATTGGGGTAGAAAAACCTTGACCTATTGTGCAATTAGCATTTGTATTAGCACCTTCATTAGTAGCAGTTATATAAGTAATAGTATTATTATCAACTCTTGCAACTATAAATTGTCCACTATTTATACTTCCACTTACTTTTACAACATTAACTAAATCACCTGTAGCAAATCCATGATTAGTTTTTGTTATTGTAATTTTATTATCTGAAGTTGTAGAAGAATATGTTGCAGCAGTTTGAGGATTTACTGTATTTCCATCATCATCAGTAAATGTAGAAAGACCATAATTCTGACCATCAACTCTTGCAAATCTAAATTTACCATCAGCTTGTCTTAACAAAACGTGTGGCATAGTATCGTAATTAAATTTAAAAGGTATGCCAGCTTCTACACTTTCTTCCCATTGACCTTCTTCAAAAGAATTACCATTGTTAGTAACAAACTTAACGTAGTAATTATCAAAGTTTGTATCATCATCTCCTTTTACTTCAACAACATATCCATTAGGTGCGACTGTTGGAAGATCAGTAAACCTTTGTACTGAATCTTTGAACATAGACATTTTAGTATTACCTTGAGTATCAGATACATCAATATCAAAATTTTCACCATTATTTTTTCTTATCCATAAAACAGGACCATTTTGATTTAAAGTAAAACCAGTAAGTCCAGATTCAAGACCACTTTTTAAATCAGAAGCTATTGTTGTTGTACTTAAAGTAGAATCTCCATCTGTATTATCTGTAACTGATACACCATCAATTTCTACACGATAAGTTGTTTTTGATGTTGCTTGGTTTATAAATACAATTGCCTGATGTTCTAAACTAACAGTTTGACCGCCAAGAACATCTTGTGTATATGGACTAGAAGTTGTGTCCATTGCTGTTGTAATATTTGTATTTACAACAAAAGTAAAATCAGCAATTGTTATTGTTTTAATTACGCTTCTAGGTGTAGAAGTATTTAAGTATGCAGTACCATCAGGTTTGTTTACTGTTATTTCAGTGCCATCTAATTCAAAAACTCTTATATTGCCATTGCTAAATATCGCTACATATCTTTCAGTTGTATCTCTGTTTATAGTTTGAATATGAACATTACCAAGAGTTGAAGATTGTAAAGTTGTTAGATATTGAGAGCCACTACGTTTTGTTAAACCAAGAATAGGGTTGCTATCAGCGTTGTCTTGTATTTCAGCATGATCTGGTTGTTTTAAAGCATCAGAAGATTGTGATATACCTCTTAATAATGTAGGTATAGCTCTTGATATGACAGGCATAGTTATCTAATTAATGCACTAGAAGGATTGTAAGTATCAAAGATACTGGTAAGAGAAGGATCTCCTCTTAGTAAGTTATGATCTGCATTAGCTAAATCTGTTTCCATAAGTATTGCTCTAGCTCTTATTTCATCTTCTTTTGTATATGTTCTTAGTCCTTGATCTCCTACTAATCTATCAACAAATACTCTTGCAGCTTTAATATTTATATATCTTTTTGCTTGTTCTGGTATCTCGTCAAAAGTTCTAAAATAAACAACAGTGCAAATCAAGTCTTCATCAAATTCAAATTTATTATTTTGCCTGTCATATAATTTTAAACCACGTTGTATAGGATCTATTGTTGGGTGTTGATGTATATTTGCATCTACTCTTAAAACATTTGAAGGTAAACTTATTTGATTAGATCCATCTCTAGTAAGAGTAACATCTGTTTCTGTGTTAAAAGACCAACCTTCAGATTGAACCTCTTTATTAAATTCAGTAAGAGTTGATTGAGCAGTAACAGCATCTACTGGAAGTAAACCTGTCAAGCTATTTATTGGAGCTTCCGCAATAGCAGCCAACATTATGTTGACAGCTTCAAGCTCAGTGGTTGCAGCTACAGCCATTGTTTAGTACTTTTTTATTTTGAGTGAATCCCTCCCACCTTTTTTCTTCTTTTTTTTTTCTTTGATGAATGATACATGGGTATAAAAAAAGGGTATCTAATAATAAGATACCCTATAAATTGAAATTAAGAAGCAGATAGCTTAATAGTAGCTGCACATTCTGGCCTTAGGATTCCATGACCAAGAGCATACTTAGCAACCATTAATGTACCTTGATACATAATTCCATAGTCAGAACCAGAAATCTCAGTTGTCATATCCATCAACTTAACTGTACCAACAGCAGACTTGTGGAAGACAAGACCAATAGTTTTACTATCGTCACCTGAGTAGGTATTATTGGCACCGCTTGGATTGCTGCCGACATTACTCTGAGGTACGTTGTTGCTCATCATCACAGGGATACCAGCAACTTGTTGTACCTTACCAGAAGCAAACGAACCATTACCCTGTGGGTTGAAGTCAACGTCTACAGTTCTTGTAGCAGACTCAGCAAGTTTGTAGTACTCAGCAGGTGGTAGTACACAGAAACGATCTGTTGGAGGAATGTCTCTTTCATCAAATGTCTGTGCAATATCATAGATAGCTGCTGCTATTTCATCACCTGTGACGTTTGCTGAAGCTGTATTGCCAGAAGCAAGTGTTAATACAAGACCACCATTACCACCACTAAGAGTAGTAGAAGCACGACTCGCATTAGCTATTTGCTTCGCTACGTTTTGATCGTATGTACGAGCTAGAGCCTTGCCTAATTCATCAGCGTAAGTTGCTCTTACGTCATAATGATTCTTGAGTTCATCAATGTTTGCAATGAAACTCTGTGCAATGAGAAGATCATCAATGTTGATAATCTTTTCGTTTGCCTTGATTTGGTTAGCACCAACAAGAGGAGTTCCTACTGTATGGTATGCAGCAGTGGCAGTTCCTAATACTGGAAACTGTGCTGATTTACCACTTGTGATAGTACGAACTGAATGAAGTTGCTCGTTAAAGATATTGTTTCTAGCAAAAGCTGTAAGCACTTCACCAGAAAACACTTTCAGAAACAGAGCATCAAAGTCTGTTCCTGTATTGTTTACCAAACCAAGACGTGAGACTGTGGCGTTAGCCATAGAAAACTCCTTGATTAATGTTTACAAATTTGAGAAACTAACTTCGTTTCAATCCTTTCTCTCAAGTGGTATCTGACGCATCAGGCACAAGGATATTTAGATTTCTACTTTGTTAATTTATACAGACCCACAATTCCACTTGCGTAGTGCAAGAGCTTTGCGAGTTAGCTTGCCATCTTTTTTTAATGGTCCTTTTACCTTTGACATTCTTGCACAAAAAGATTTTCTTCTTGCTTTTTGTCTAGGAGAAAGACCTGTCTTTTTAGTAACAGGAGCTTGCAAGTTTCCACCTGTTGCTCGGTTGTATTTTCTCCGACCTCTAGCAGTAAGACCACCTGTGGGGTCTTTATCTGCTTTAGTCATTGATACACCCTTAGACATAAAAAATGTAAGCTATTCCAAATATAACACTATTACTTAATTTTTAAACTATTACGTCTATGTTGATAGGATATTTTTTTTGAACTGGTCTTGCTTGCTTTAAATCTTCTTTTCTCTCTACTACTCATTTCTTTTGTGGTCTTTGGAGTCTTACTACTAACTCTTTTTGAAGGTCTGCAAGCAGGGTAGCCACCACGCTTCTCTCCTTTTTGCCGACCACAAGGCTTGCCTGTCTTAACATCTACCCATTCTTCTTTGAACCATCTGCGTAAACTCATTTGCCTACTTCTTTTTGTGCTGCTGTATGTGCAGCTTTAAATGTTTTACCTTCACGCATAAGTTTCTTCATCATGTCCATGTGTTTCTTGGAATGATGCTTTGAATGTTTGTTGAGAGTAATTATTTGTTTGGGTGTTAGCTTTGCCATTACGCAACTCTTAATGATTTTCTTGTGTAGCCACTAGCAACTCTTTTCTTACCACCAACAGCTACTTGTCCTTTACAAACTTTGACACCATAAGCATTAGCGTAAGCAGAAGGGTAGACCTTGAACTTACGCTTTGCTGCTGCTTTACCTCTGGCACATAATTTAGCCATTAGCCGAAGACATCACTACCTGCTAAACGTCTTTGTACGTCTTCAGTGTAAGTAACATCTTTACCATATCTTTTATCAGACATAGCAGCTACCACCTCTGCTGTTGATCTGTAAGGTGTAGGTCCACTAGCAGCAGGTCTACCTGAGTAAAGACTTGGTTCAACTCCCATAGCGTTTTGGTATCTAGTATATAGTCCTTGTACCATCATACTAAGTTGTGGTCCAGACATTGTGTTTGTTGCTTCATTGAAAGCTTCTATCTCTGGCTTGGATAAATTATCTAAAGCCCAACTAACCATCTTGCCATAGGCTTCATCTCCACCTATAGAATCTCTAATACCTTTTACCTCTTCTTGTGCTAGTTCTTCTGCTGCACCTTCTCCACCTTCAACATATCCCATCTCTGCTGCCCTACCAGTAAGGTAAGAGTCAACAGCATTTTTAGATAGACCTGCATCTAATAAAGATTGATACATTTCTTCTGGTATCTCTCCTTCGTTCTTATGAAACTCAGCACTAATCTTGTATGGGTCAATATTGTTTTCTT